ATATACAAAGGTCTTAAACTACTTCTCTTGTTTGATGACCAAATAATTATGAAGGTACAAAGTCCAGAATTGCTAGACCCAACTTTTAATCTTTCAAATTAAGTTGTGTATTTATATCTAATAATATAGAATATAGTCAAGACGTAGGATAGACCTTAGTTCGTTAGGTTCGTCACTAGCGGTATATAAAGGAAAAAGAATGAGCGAGAATCAAGAAGAGTGGTCAACCATTGAAGTAAATGGTGTAGAAAAACAAAAAGCTGTTGAGTTTGAAGTAGAGGGTGGAGCGGTTGAAGAAGAACCTGTTCAAGCTATTGTAGAAGAAAAAGTTGAAGAAGTAGTAGCTACACAGCCTGAAGAAACTGAAGGCAACGAACAGCCTATAAAAGAATTAGAAGGTATTGAGACTAAAGGCGCAGAGAAACGTATTCGTCAGTTAATTCGTCAACGTAAAGAACGTGATGAAAAACTAGAAAGAATGGAAGAGCGTCTAAGCACACTTCAAAAAGAGCTAAATTATAAAGAAGATCAACTATCTACTTCTTTAAAAAGTTCTATAGATAATAGTGAATTTCAATTAAATAATAATCTAGAAGCTGCTAAGAGTATTTATAAACAAGCTGTAGAAAATAGTGATGTAGATTCTCAACTCATAGCACAAGAAAGTATTAGTAAAGCATACGCTGAACTTAATCAGATAACTAATCAGCGTACAGCGTTAGAAAATTATACTACACAGGCAGGGCAGCAACAGGCGAGTGAACCACAACAACAGCCTACCAAATATGATCCTAAAGCTGTTGATTGGGCAGCTAAGAATGATTGGTTTGGTAAAGATCAAATAATGACTACTACTGCTTTGTCTATAGATCAAGAATTAAAAGATGAAGGATACGATCCTTCTGATAACGACTTTTATGAGGAAATCGACAATAGATTACATAGTCGCTATCCTCAAAGATTTCAGGATGCTTCTACCCAAGAACCTGAAACACCTCGTTTGCAGGATACGTCATCAAATTCTGCTCAAGTGGTAGCTGGTGCGTCACGCACACCTAAAACCTCTAAGGGTAATAAAGTTAAACTAACAAAAGAAGATGTTCGTTTAGCTACTAAATGGAGTATACCACTTGAAAAGTATGCTGCTGAAAAGCTTAAAGTTGAAAAAGCCGAAGGCGACTACACTAGCATTTTTAATTAGGCGTGGAAGGAAGAATTACAATGACACGAAGTACAGACTCACGTAGTACAAGCACAAGGGAAGCTAAACCTCGTAGGACTTTTGAAGAACCTAACTGGTTAGATATCCCACCGACTGCTATAGAACGATTCCGAAACGAAGGCATGTCTTTGCGTTGGATTCGTATGACTATTAAAGGTAATGACGATATTCAAAATATGAGTAAGCGTCAGGCAGAAGGTTGGGAAATAGTTCAATCCGAGGAAGTTCCCGAAATGACACACTCCTCTGTCGTGAGAGAGGAAGGACGATATTCAGGAGCAGTCTGTCGTGGAGACTTGGCTTTGGCAAAAATGCCATCTGACCTAGCTGAATCCCGTCAAGAATATTATGAGCAAAAAAGTAGGGAAGCGGTAGGCGCTGTGAACGCACAATTAATGCGTAACTCAGATTCACGTATGCCAATTTCAAATACTAGTCGCTCAAGGGTAACTACAGGAAAGCAACCCTCTTTTCAAGAGTAACTTTTCTGTTTGTCATCGTAACTCTAAAACAAGGAAAGGAATAGTGTAATGACTGATACAAAAGCACTAAACGGCCTTACTCCTTCTCGCAAACGTGGAGGTGCGTCGAATAGTACTGCCACGAATACATATCCCATTGCAAGTGGTTTCGCCACTAATATTTTCAGTGGTGATATTGTTTGTAATGTTGCAGGAAATGTGGTCGTTTTAAGCGTGTCAACTCAGAAAGCCATCGGCATTTTTCAGGGTTGTCAATATACCGCTAATGGTGAGGTAAAGTATTCTAACTATTGGCCTAGTGGAACATCGTCTGCTGATGCAGTAGCATTTGTCGTTGATGACCCACAAGCTACCTTCATAGTTCAAGCTGATGCTTCTGTCACCGCTGGTGATATTATGTCGCAGAACTTTAGCTGCACATTGGGTGCAGGTTCTACAGCAACTGGTCGTTCAGGCTTCGGAATTGCAGCCGCTTCTCGTACTCTTACTACAGGCGGTATGCTTCGTGCTATCTCTGTGTTGGATGAGCCGGGAAACGATATTACTGTTGCTGCAGATCGTGCTTTCCCAAAACTAGAAGTCCGTATCGTTCGTCACGTAGATGCTTATATCTCCGCTGACCCATCGGCTAACTAAGAAAGGGAGTAATGAAAAATGGCTATTAATCGCTCTAGTATTGCGAAAGAACTGCTCCCCGGTTTAAATGCTGTATTTGGTATTGAATACACGGATGTGGACAATGAACATGCCACACTCTTTGATATTGAACAATCAGATCGTGCATTTGAGGAAGAAGTTCTATTTACCGGCTTTGGTACAGCGCCTGTTAAAAGTGAAGGTTCTGCTGTTCAGTTTGATGATGCACAAGAAGGCTATGCTTCTCGTTACAGTCACGAGACTATAGCTCTTGCTTTTGCAGTAACTGAAGAAGCTATGGAAGATAATCTTTATGACACTTTTGCTAAATTGCGTGCGCGTGGTCTTGCCCGTGCAATGGCTAACACTAAGCAAGTTAAAGCTGCTGATGTTTTCAACAACGGCTTTGCGGCGACAAGTCCTGGTGGGGACGGACAGCCTTTCTTCAGTGCTAGTCATCCAGTAGTTGGTGGTGGTGTTCAATCAAATACTCTTGGTGCTACTGATCTTTCAGAAGCGTCCCTTGAGTCTGCGTTGATCACTATCTCAAAAGCAACAGATGATCGTGGTATTCTTATTGGTCTACAGGTTGAGTCGCTTCATGTGCCTTCGGACCTTGCCTTCACGGCAGACCAAATTTTGAACAGCACGATGTCAACGACCATTGGGGTTAACCCAACGACTGCTGCAAACGGTGCAACGAGTGTCAATGACATTAACAGCGTCCGTAATCAGGGTCTAGTTCCTGGTGGCTTTTATGTAAACCGTAGGTTCCAAGATGGAAATGCTTGGTATCTGCGTACTGATTGCCCGAACGGAGCTAAAATGTTTGTCCGCGCACCTCTTCAAACTAAGATGGAACCTGATTTCGATACAGGCAATCTTAGGTTTAAAGCGCGTGAGCGTTACAGCTTTGGCTTTTCTGATTGGCGTAGCTATTATGGTGCTTCTGGTTCGTCCTAAGAGCAGCATAAATTAGGCTAATATAGGCTAAGTTAGGCAAGGGTGGAGAGAAAGACACAAACTTCTTTTTCTTCACCCTTTGCTTTTGTAATTACTGGTCTTGTTATATAATATAGTAATTAAATTCTCTTTATATAAAGGAACAAAACATGGCGACTACTATTCGACAGGGGTTTGTGACGGGAAGCGGGGCAGTTCTTGATACTGCAACCAGCGTCTCTCTTGCAAACACTCGTATCCGTTCCGTATTTGCTACGGGCGTTGGTCAGTTCCTTCTTACAGGAACTTCTACTGATGCAAGAGGCACGGTAAAAGGAAACAATATTCGATTTGTAAATACTACAGCATCTGATGCAAACGATATTTACTTTTCTGATTTAGGTGTTGCAATGAACGGAGTAGTTAGAGTTTCTGCCCCAACCTCAACAGCTACAATAGCGGTTTTCTATGGTTAATTATACTTATTTGGTAAACGATATTATCCAGGCATCTGAGAATGAGGGAACAGAGTTTGTTAACTATGTTCCTAATATGGTCAATCGTGCCGAAGAGCGTTTAACAAAAGACTTAGATGACTATGGTTTAGTATCTTATACTTCTGTTGCTGTATCTTCTGGAAATAATATCCTTACTTTACCTACAGGTACACGAATAGTTAAGAATATTAATATTGTAAGTAACTCTACAAAAATTAATCTGTTGCAAAGAACAGATGAATATATTAATGACTACTGGCCTGTAAGCGCATCGACTGATGAACCAAGATATTACGCTCCTCGTAATAATTCTACAGTTTTGATTGCGCCTACTCCTGCTTCTACTTACAGTGGACAAGTTGTACATGTTAGTCGCCCAGTAACATTAACATCTGCAACTCCTGAAAACTATTATACTGACTTTTGTTATGATCTTCTTTTCAATGCTTCTATGATAGAGGCAATGGTCTTTCAAAAAGACTATCCTACTTCACAATTATTTGAACAACGATATTCACAGCTTCTAGAACTACAGCGTAATCAGGCACGTAGAACACGTAGGGATGATATGCAAAGTCCCGCAAGTCCTGCTGGCGCAGATGACAATCTAGTAGTTAATACTAATTAAAGGAGACTATAATGGCCGGTCCTATTTTTGATCCTCTTAACCCTAATGAAAGTCCTGCTTCAAAGTATCAAAGAGAGTTGGATGCTAAGAATAAAGGAGGAGGAAAAAGAAAGCGTAAAAAAGGTGATGATATGTCAGACGCAGAGTTTGATACAGCTTATGAACGGCAACAAGCAAACATGCCTGACTTTGATTATTTATCAAGTAACATTAGTGGGGCTAATAGTGATTACGTTAGTGAGTCTGACGGTGGTCGTGTAGGAAAAGGCAAGAATAAAAAACAAAAAGTTAAAAAACGAAATAACTTTTCAGGTCGTGGAGCAGGTGTTGCTTTACGTGGCTTTTAATTAAAGGAGAATACTATGAAAGGTTTACCTACAAAAGAGCAACTAGCCGCTTTTAGAAAAAAGAAACAAGCGGGAATGACAGGCAAAAAAACTCTTGAAGAAAGAAAAGAACAAATAGCAAAACCAGAAACTCAAGAAACAAGAAAGAATGCAAGACTTGCTGCAGAGGTACTTTCGTATGCTATTCCTGGATTAGGCATGGCAAAAATTACTACCAAACTAGCAACATTAACACCTAAAGCTATTAAAAACCTTAAAGAAGCAGTAGGTAAAAATAATAGAGATGCTATTAGATTAGCATTTGGACTAGAAAAAAAAGTTGGTGGTGCGAAAAGTAATCTTGTTAGTCCAAGAATTAAAAAAGGACCAGATGGTAAACCACTAGGTGCTAGACCAGTAGGTAAAGGAGTAGTTAAAAAAGCTAAAAATATCCGTCGTGGTGCCGCAGCTACTGCAGCAG